TTCTACCGGTGCTGCATTTAATCCAACTTCCCCTTATGCAAAATCTAAACTACTTGCGGAAGATATTGTAAAAGCTGAATGTAAAGAATATACTATATTTAGATTTTATAATGTAGGAGGACGAAACCCTACAAACCCTGAAGGATTACATGCTGCTACAGTTAATGCATGTGGAACAGGACTCTTTACCATATATGGTAATGATTACAATACAAAAGATGGGACGTGTGTAAGAGACTATGTCCATGTAGATGATTTATGTGATGCAATAATGAGAGCAATACATGAGCCAGGTGCAATGACAGATTACGAGCCTTTAGGTTCTGGACATTCTTACACAGTCTTAGAGTATGTAAATGCTTTCTTAGAGGAAAATGGACCAAAGTTCAAAGTAGAATACGGACCAAGAAGGGCAGGAGACAATGAATCCAGTCAAGTTCCTCGCATGAGTAAATTTATGAAACCAAAGAAAACTATTAAGGATATAGTAAAAATATGATATTATATACAGAAAAACAACTACAGACAGCTTACATACTTTATGTAAGAAGTCTACACGAAAACAATCAAATATTTGGAAACTATCAAATGGATATACCATCGCTAGAGGAATTTAGGTTGATATACGAAGCAGAGATAGAGCTAGAGTATAATGGAGAAAACTTACACTAATGGAAGCAGTAAACTTATTAGTAGAGAAAGGAATAGACTATGAGCTGTCAGGAAAAGATGCAGTAGTAAAATGTCTTAGCCCAGACCATGATGATGGCAATCCAAGTATGAGAATTGACAAAGTTACTGGAATGTTTCACTGTTTCTCATGCGGGTTTAAAGGTAATTTATTTACTTTCTTTGGCGCACCTCAATCTCCATTAGAAATTAAAAGATATATGTTAAAAGAGAAGATTGCAGAGAAGAAAGCTTCATCAGTAGGAATTAAAATGCCAGCAGGTGCAGTAATGTATAACGGAACACTAAGAAACATAAGTGCAGATACATTGAAAATATGGAGTGCATTTACTTGGGAAGATGGAGACAAGTTTGCAGGTAGAGTTATATTTCCAATAAGAGATATAACAGGTAAAACAGTTGGATTGATAGGAAGATTATTGAGAGATGATCCAACAAGACCAAAGTATCATCTTTATCCACCAGGATTAAAGTTACCATTATGTCCTGCAAAACCAAAAATGATACAAAATAGAATTATATTAGTTGAGGGAATATTTGATGCTCTTAACTTATGGGACAAAGGGTTAAAGAATACAGTCTGTTGTTTTGGAACACAGTCTGTAGATTGGGTTAAACTATCTATTCTTAAGATGCAAGGAGCAACAGGAGTAGATATTATGTTTGATGGAGATGAAGCAGGTCAAGTCGCAGCTACGAAAGTAGAAGGTATATGCGAAACTCTAGGCATGGCACATCAAACAATTAAATTAAAACCGGGCAACGATCCGGGCAACTTCACTAGAGAAGGAGTTAGTAGACTAAAGAGAAGATTATATGGGTAGTATGAAAACACAAGAAGTGGTAGATATAAAAAATGCTTGTCCTGAATGGACGAATCAAGATTTAAAACCACTTAATCACCAAGGTGCAGAAGTACCTGGGTACATGATAGCAAAAGATGGAGTTGTAATTAACTACAACGTAAAGAAAGAAGGAACACCTTTGACTTGGTATGGAACTGGGCCACATGGTAATAAATATCCTTCAGTTGGACTGAAACTTCCTGCGAGTATACTTAAGTATGTAAACAAAGAAGCAGGAAACTACTGTGAAAGAACAGACACAGTAAAGAGAGTAGTAAGACTCCATGTATTAGTAATGGACAGTTGGGTAGGTTTAGAGGACTGTCCCGAAGAATTAAGACCCTATTGGAATAATTTTGATGAGAACTTAAGAAGTATCTTAAGACCTTTCTTCAACGTAGACCATATAGATGATAACAAACACAATCCACACGTAAGTAATTTACAGTATGTATGTCCTAAGGACAACCACTGGATTATAAAAGGTGGACACGCACCAAACCTACAGCTAGGTAATGGTGTATACACAAAAGACAAGGAGATAGAATGGCTAAAGTAGCATTAATAGAAGCAAAACCGTCAAGGACTGACTTTATAGGTCACTTTGATAACTTATTTGAATTTGATAGATATTCGCTATCATCAGATGGAACAATAAAGAAAGTATTAAAAAGAGATGTAGATATAGAAATAGATATAGACAGCTATGACTGGATTATTTTAGTAGGCTCAGAAGCCCTAAAGTATTACACAAACGTTACTTCAATTATGGAGTATAGTGGTAAAGTTGTAGATGATAAATTTATTCCTGTAATGAACCCAGCTATGATTGCTTTCAAACCAGAAGTAAAAACATTATGGGAAGATTCAAAGAAAAGTATCACAGAGTATATAGCGGGAACAAAGAAAGTAGTAACGATAGATGAAAGTATTGCTTTTGGAATAACAGATAGTAGAGAAGCAAGTAGATTCATTATAAAAGCTAGAGATAGTGAAAGTGAATATATTGCTCTTGACTCAGAGACATCAGGACTCTATCCTAGAGATGGATATATGATTGGTATTAGTTTGAGCTATGACGGTGAAACAGGTGCATATATAAACTGTGACTGTATTGACGCAACATGTGAAGCTCTTTTGCAACAAGTCTTCGATAAAAAGATAGTAGTATTTCATAATGCAAAGTTTGACGTATCGTGGTTTGAGTATCACTTTAAGTTTAACTTTCCTAGATTTGAAGACACAATGCTACAGCATTATCTAATAGATGAGAACCCAGGAACTCATGGACTAAAACAATTGTCTCTCAAACATACTAAGTATGGAGACTATGAGAAGCCTATGTATGACTGGATAGCTGACTATAGAAAGACAAATGGTATACTAAAAGCAGATTTCAGTTGGGATATGATTCCCTTTGACATCATGAAAACTTATGCTGGTATGGATGCAGTTTGTACCTATATTTTGCATGGCAAGTTCAAGAAAGCTTTAGATACTAATAAGAGACTTACTTGGGTATATGAGAATATCTTAAAACCTGGGTGTAGATTCTTAATTGATGCTGAAAACAATGGAGTACCTTTTGATACAGATAGACTAGTAAGTTCACAAACACTTATGGCAGATGTTATCGAAGATGCTGCTCAAAAACTAGATAAGTATAAAGAAGTACAAGACTACAAAACAAATACAGGAGACTTCAATCCTAACTCAACAAAACAATTGAGAGAGTTATTATTTGACTATATTGGGTTAGAGCCTACTGGAAAGAAAACAGGAACTGGAGCAGATAGTACTGATGCAGAGAGCTTAGGCAATCTTGCAGAAGAGCATCCAGTTCCCCAACTCATTCTGAATGTTAGACAGAATGTAAAAATAAAAACAACTTATATTGATAAAATTATACCCGCACTAGATAGAGATGGAAGATTGCGTACGAACTTTAATCTTCATGGGACTACATCAGGTCGTCTATCATCAAGCGGTAAATTAAATATGCAACAGCTGCCTCGTGATAATCCTATAGTAAAGGGTTGTATGAAAGCGAAGCCTGGCAACAAAATAGTTGCAATGGACTTGACAACTGCAGAAGTATATTGTGCAGCTGTCTTAGCTAAAGACTACAACCTTATGGAAGTATTCAAGAGTGGAGGCAACTTTCATAGTAATATTGCAAAGTTAGTCTTTGAACTTCCATGTGAGGCAGATGAAGTTGCAGAACTATACCCAATGGAAAGACAGGCTGCTAAAGCTGTCACATTTGGTATAATGTATGGTGCTGGTCCAAAAAAGATCAGTTGGCAAGTAACAAAAGATAGTGGTAAACTTTTTACCGTATCTGAAGCTAAAGAGGTGATTGATGACTACTTTAAACAGTTCTCAGCACTTCGTAAGTGGATTGATAATTCTCAAAACTTTATTCGTGACAATGGTTTTATTTACAGTCACTTTGGAAGAAAAAGAAGATTACCAAATGTTGCCTCGAAAGATAAAGGCGTTGCCTCTCATGAAGTGAGATCAGGACTAAATTTTCTAGTTCAATCTGTTGCTTCTGATGTAAACTTACTCGGAGCAATCGATACACATAATGAAGTGTTAGAAAAGAAAATACCTGCTAAAATATTTGCGTTAGTGCATGACTCAATATTAGCAGAAGTAAAGGAAGAAGCAGTAGAAGAATACTGTGAAATCCTACTAAGAAACATGCAAAAGGATAGAGGACTCTCAATACCAGACTGCCCAGTAGGGTGTGACTTTGATATTGGTGATGATTACTCTTTCGGCAAGTTTGAAAGTAAATATGGTGTATGATAAGATTAAGTTTCCTGTCTATGTCGTAGGCACAGATGATATTGACTTAATTGATGGACTACTTGTAGCCGATGGGCAAATTCTTGATGATAAAAATATGTCAGGTAAGAATCTTGCGATGCGTAGACTACAGAGTCCTATGAAAGGAATCTATCCCCTCAAGTATATGATTGATACGATTCCAGATTTAATACGACACCGTGGTAAAAATTATATAGATAGTAATGGAAAATATTTTCAACTTGAAAAAACAAAAACAAGTCCCATTAAGTACCACAAAATGGGCAAGATAGAAGGTAAGGGTAATGCAGCACTCGTATGGTGCTTAAACATTCCCTTTCCCTTTGTCTGCAAAAGACCGCCGAAATTAGAAGAAACTTGGGCAGGAATATTATATAGAAACGGACTTCCTTGGGAACTATGGGAGTTTAGTAAAGAAAGGAAAAAAGAAACATGGCGAAAGATTTAATAGAAGATTTAAAAAATGGCATATGCCTAGTAACTTATCGTAGTTTAAACTCTAATAAAGAAAAGGAGTTTGAAGCTACATTGATGCCGGAGCATATACATAATAATACATCTCTTAATCAAAGAGAAGATACAGATAAGATTCTCATGTACAACTGCACTTTTGAGAAGTGGGAAGACATAGATAAAGATACAATTTTAGGGTGGATAAAGCTATGAATCAAGTAATTAAAGTACCTTATTGGTGGTGGGACGGAGCATTAGAACCTGAGTTATGTGATGCAATCGTCTCTATAGGAAATAGATTAGAACTTAGTACTGCAGGTATAAAGAATGAGAGAGAAATAGATAAAGATTATAGAACAACACAAGTAGGATTCTTTTCTTCAGGTCATTGGGTTCAATCAATAACAGATAAATTTGTAAAAGAGGCTAATAGAGGAGCAGAATGGAATTTTGATTTAGATTCTAGTGAATTAGTGCAGTATGGTAAGTATGCTATAGGTTGCTTTTATAAAGAGCATAGAGATTGTGACGTGGAAAAGTATGAAAACAGAAAGCTTTCTATTAGTGTTCAGCTAACAAATGAAGAAAGATATAATGGTGGAAATTTTAAACTTAAAGACTATTATGGGCAAGAATTAATACTCCCAGAAGGTCTTCGTAATCAAGGATCAATTATAGTATTTCCTTCTATGCTTTTACATGAAGTCACAGAAGTACGTGCAGGTACTCGACATTCTCTAGTACAATGGCATAGTGGGCCGGAATTTAAATAATGAAAGCAGTTATAGGTAACAGAATATTCATGGAAGTTCCTGCAGATCTTCGTGCAGATATTGATAAAGAACTCACATATTCAATTGCACCAAGAAACCCACAAGATCCACCTTTTATTATAAAGAATATGGGACTTATAAAGGGAGGGCTAATTTCTATGCCCAGTGGGCGAACGGACTTAATCCCAAATGATTATAATATAATCGATAGAAGAGTTGATACGGAAATAGAATTTCCAGAGTTTACGTTTACTCTACGACCTTCCCAACAAGACGTATATGACGAAGTAGAAGACTGTGCTATAATAAACGCATGGGTCAGCTGGGGAAAGACTTTTACAGGTTTAGCTATTGCTTCAAAACTTAAAAGAAAAACATTGATAGTTGTCCACACAATTGCATTAAGAAATCAGTGGGCAAAAGAGGTAGAGAAAGTCTTTGGAATACAAGCCGGAATTATTGGTAGTGGAAAATTTGACACAGATAGTCCAATAGTAATTGGAAACATACAAAGTCTTTACCGTAAAATGGATGAGATAAAAAAAGAGTTCGGGACAGTCATACTTGACGAGATGCATCACATCTCAAGTCCAACTTTTAGTAGAATTATCGACAAAATGCATAGTCGATATAAAATAGGTCTAACAGGAACATTAGAAAGAAAAGATGGTAAGCACGTGGTATTTAGAGATTACTTTGGACACCACGTTATAAAACCACCTAGAGAAAACTATATGACTCCTGTTATTGACATAATTAAATCCGAGGTGCGTTTCATGGATGGAGCGCGTACACCTTGGGCGAATAGGATTAACCACTTGGTTTCACAAGAAGAATATGTGCATAGCATTGCAATGATTGCATCTGCTTATGCAGCCAAAGGACACAAGGTTCTGGTAGTAAGTGATCGAGTCTCTTTGCTAAAGACTTGTGCTAGACTAAGTGGTGATTCTGCCGTATGTATTACAGGCGAGTTAGAACATGAACAAAGGGAAATATTATTAGAAAGTGTAAAAGATTCTAAAGATATTCTCTATGGTACACAAGCTATATTCTCAGAAGGAATATCTCTTGATGTATTGAGTTGTTTAGTTTTAGCAACCCCAATCAATAACGACCCTTTACTCACGCAGTTAATCGGCAGAGTTATTCGTAAGAGAGAAGGAAAAAGACAACCCATAGTAGTAGATATACATCTACGCGGGAAAACTGCTACTAAGCAAGCAACCGCTAGACATGGGTTTTACATTAAACAGGGCTATGAGGTTAGAGTTTTATAAATTCGTTAACCGAGTAGATCAGAAAAATAATGCTTGACAACAAGTTCAAATTTTGTTATAATATATGATATTGTATAATTGGAAAAAGATTCTAAAAGAGACAAACGGTAGTACCAAAGACATCATGGTTATTCTTGATATCTTAACGTACAGAATACCGCCTTCAAACTATTATGACCCCAAGTTCAAATTTTGGACTAAAAAGTGGGGAGGATATAGTTACCTCTTAAATCCTAAAGCATTATTTATACAGCGGAGATTTTTCTCCGACAAAGAGATTGTGGAATATGCAGGTGTCGCATCATTTCGCAGTTATAACCACTATGTGGTAACAAAAGACACCACACTGGACCTCATAAGGTACCCACTGAGTGAGGATATAATATTAAACAATAGATTACTTAGAATAGAAGATGACAAGATTCACTTCAAATTCGAAGAAATCACAGACTTAAAGGAATTAAAATGGCAATAAAATTTAATCAGACTAAAGGCGAAGCTAAAAAAGAAAGAGCAGAATCCTACGCATATGCAGGAAAAGAAGACCACCACGTAAGACTAGTGGGCGACTTATTACCTAGATACGTGTATTGGGTTAAAGGTGAGAATGGGAAAAATATCCCTATGGAATGTTTAGCTTTCGACAGAAACACAGAAACTTTCAACAATAAAGAAAAAGATCATGTACAAGAATACTTTACCGACCTAAAATGTGGTTGGTCTTATGCAATTCAATGTATTGACTACGGTGATAACACAGTAAAGATCTTTAACTTAAAGAAAAAGTTATTCGAGCAAATTACTGTAGCAATGGAAGATCTAGGGGATCCTACTGACCAGACTACAGGATGGGATGTATTCTTCAAAAGAAAGAAAACAGGACCAAATCCATATAATGTGGAGTATCAGTTACAAGCACTTAAGTGCAAACCTAGACAATTAGATGACAATGAGATGAAACTTGTTGAAGGTCTAAGATCTATGGATGAAGTATTACCAAGACCTACACCTGAGATACAACTTGAACTTCTTAAGAAGATAACACAAGTTGATGGTGAAGTTGATAGTGATATATCCGACGAGTTCGACGTATCATAATATGATTTTATTTACAGCAGATTGGCACATTAAATTAGGACAAAAGAATGTACCGGCAGCTTGGGCTTGCTCAAGGTACCAACTATTCTTTCAACTGATAGAAGATGTAGTAAACGATAATGACGTTTCATTACATATCATTGGAGGAGATCTATTCGATAGAACTCCTTCTATGGACGAGCTAACTCTTTACTTTGATTTTGTAAAGAGTGCTAATGTTAAAACCATTATATATGATGGCAACCATGAAGCTACTAGAAAAAATAAAACATTCTTTAGTAATTTAATAAGAGTTACTAACGAACTTAATCCACTTGTAACAGTAGTTACAGAAACATACTACCAAGATGACTGGTGTATTCTGCCCTATGCAGATTTACACAAGAAAGGTAGTATAGAACAAATAGATAGTGAATATCTATTTACTCATGTGAGGGG